CCCTAAACCCGGTCAATCAACAGAAGCCTGGCTGCGAGGCAAGGACAAGAACTGCCAGAAAGAACGCGATGCAGCGTCCTGGAAGCGCGGAGTTTGAACGACACGAGAAAGGCCCCCTAAGGGGCCTTTTTTAATGCACCAGGCACAAATCCCAAATCAGGGCGAGCAATGGCTAGAAACGCCTCTGCTTGCTCTTGAGAGGGCCATGGATGGGATAATGGGACAACACCACTACAGGCTCTTTCTGCAATGCACCAGCCTCCAGTACATCGGGCCACAACAAGATTGTGATCAACCACGATAGTTCAATCATCAGATTGTTCATCGTCTTCCTCCAGCGAACAAGGCTCAGCAAAGCCTCTCCAGGAACGCTCCTGCCTCTTGCGAGGCTTCGGGGCTTCTGGCTTTTCTTCAGGTCGTTCAAAGTTGTTGTTGTAAATGATTGCCATAATCTTTTTTTTCGATGATCTTTCTATTTTAGAAAATATCGTCAAGACTGTTGTCTTCTTGCTTAGAGCCAAATTCAGGAAACTCGCTTTCGGTGTAGTCCCAAGAATGATAAACCCTTTCCTTTTCTCCATTGGGACCATCAATGAAGCTGCTAGTAATAAGTCCTTGCCTACGAGCAACTTCCAACATTTTTGCAGTAGAGCTAATGTCAAAGCTATTGGAAAGCGTGGCAACTTGACGTTTAGTAAACCGTTCGTTCTTCCGCATGTTGATTGTCTTTACAACACTATCCAGTTCTTCAAGTGAGCCACCAAGAGGACCAGCATAATGCCAGCCATAATTCAGAGGATCACGTTGTAATACATGCTTACCCGTAAGTCCTGAACGACTCTTCATCCACTCAAGGTGAAATTCATTCGGATCAAAATTATTTTCAGGGCGAGTTAGCTTCACCACTTCACTAACATTATCGACGAAACTACTGGAATCTCGCATGCCTCCGCTTTTGTTTAAATGGTGGAGGATCATGACGCTGCATTTGTAAGTGTTGGCAATATCACGCAAACCATAAATCACGTCACCAGCATTGCTCTTGATCAAATCAACGTCCATGCCTGCCAAGCATGCAGTGAGGCTGTCAATGGTGATGAATGTAGGGCGATGTTTCTTGACATAATCTTCAAGTTGTTTCATGTGAGCAAAACGCCAAGTCTCCCAGAAATTAATCGTATTAGGAGCGAGGTCGGCATCTTGATAACCAATCACGCTAAGTTTTTCACTGGCATCAACAAGAGGCTCGTCAGATTGAATGATCAAGCTCTTGCCTTGCAAACACCTCCTGCCGCTCCATGGAGTGCCTTTTGCGATGTGAAGAGCCCAGTTGTAGGCAATGGTCGATTTGCCGGTTCCGCCTGAGGCTCCTAGTAGCATTACAGTGCCAAGCGGAAGAATACCAGCAATCAACCAGTCACGAGCTTTATCAGCGTTGGCAATGGTGAGGGCATCAACAGTTTCAATTTCTTCCCTGCCATAGATGCGTCCTTTTGCTTCTTCAATAATCCTGTCAACATTGGCCTGCGCCATTTTGACGCTGTGCTCCTCAAGCCAAAGCCCAGTCTCGTAAGCAATACGGGAGTCATTGGCATAAAGACCAACAAAGTTCTCAACTGTATTAATGATCTCCTCGTAAGAAGGTTTGCCGTTCTTGCCAGAATGGCGGTTTTTGGAAACAATGGAAGAAAGTATGTCTTCTTTCGTTGCCCCTTCTTCGATGTAATCAGCTAAATCGTAACCATTGCCAGATGGGAGATTATCCCATTCCCAACTACGAGGATCGGCATAAACCCAACCAGCGCCAGGATTATCATTCGCAACTTCTGACATGAAGGCAACGCCTTGTTCGTCCCTATCAGGGCACAAGACAACTTGACATTCCTTGAAGAGATTGCTGTAGTCACCATTTGTGCGATATTGTTTACTGCCACCAAGAAACGTAACGGAAGGAATACCAAGAGCCCAGAGTGATTGACATGTGAGTTCTCCTTCAGCAATGAAGATGGGAGTGCCAGTTTTCTTGTGTTCTGCAACTGCTTCTTGATACATGAAAGGCAACACGTTTGCCTTTGCTTCTTGAAGCTCTACTTTATGGTTCGTTGCTTCTGGATTGATTGTTGGGAAATCTTGCCAAATTCGTTTCTTTCCATTGTCATCATCTTTGCGATGAACAATCACAACGTCTTCGCCTGCGGGATTGCGATATGTGAAGTCGTATTGTCCGGCGCCTCGAGGAGGCTTCTCCCATCGCGTTAAGGGCGCAAGCACATCACGAATTTCCGCGCGATGAGCAGGGCTTGGATCATGCCAGCAGTTGAATGCTCCGTTCTTCTGGTTGATCGTGAAGTCATTACCACCACAGGCAGGACAGACGAACTTCCCTGGAGCATCGCTTTTCTCAATGCTCTCAAGGTGGTCCAGAATGGAGAATGCCATGAAAAGGAGGCTGGGATTCCGCCATTGTGCCCACTTTTCCCTGGGAACGCAATGACATGGCCGTTAAGACTAGCTTAATCTACTCAGTCCTTGCGCTTTCGTAAAAGTGGGCCTAAACTGCGGGAGTTGTCCGTTTTCCAATGGCTCGCTATGAAGGCGGTAAAACCCGCCGACACTTCACTCTCACAGACTCTGCCTACTCTCATCTGTCTGACATTGCCAAGGCAGCTTCCCTCTCTAAATCCGAAACAGTAGAACGCCTCATTCGTTCCACTGCTTACTGGGAAGCTGAAGCCATGCTCTCCGATGAACCATGGCAGTACGTCACAGACCACCTCGCCCCTTCAAACCATGACCCTCACTCTTTCTAGTCTGAGACAAATAGTCTTCAAGGCTGAAGCCAAATACGGCCCTGACGTGCCCGTCATCATTGTTGATGAAGAATCGTGCATCGAAGAAGGCTATACCGATTGCCTTCAACTTGGCATCAGCGATGTTCGCATCATTCCCAACTGGCCTCTTCCAGGTAATAGCATCATGCACAACGAAGGCGAACGGAAAGTAAGTTTCGCCATTTTTGAACGCCACATCTCAGAACTCTCCTCCTCCGATGACTGAATCAACTACTGATCTCATGCTTGCAGAGCGCACTCTTGGCATGTTCACTCCCCTCGAAATCTCACCAGAAGCTTTCAAGGAAGCTTATGAACTTCCTATTGGAGAGCACGTTGAGAAAAACTACAAGGGCCTTTCTTATTTGTCGTGGCCTTTTGCCTATCGCTATCTCAAGGAAAAGTTTCCTTCTCTTTATGTTTCATTTGAGGAGCAGCAAAAAGGCTGGCCTGTGTTCGGTCAGGAAGGCTGTTGGCTCTTGCGTCCTTTCCTTACGGACGGCGTGAAGCGCACTCCAGCGCTTGTCTTTCCATTGATGGACAATCGCCACAATGCGTTAAAGCAACTGGATGCTCGCGCTGTTAGCGACAACATTCAACGTGCTTCCGTGAAATGCATTGCCACGTTCACTGGTCTTGGCCTCAAGCTTTATGCCGGTGAAGACATCCCAAAGGAAGAAGAGGCGGCGAAGCCTGCTCCTGCGGCCAAGAAGGCTGCACCTTCCTCCAAGGAGGCTACTACTGGCATTTCTGAAAAGCCTGCTGCTTCTAGCGCTGAAACAAGTTTCGATGGAAAGGCGGAATTGCTTGCATTCTGCAAAGCCAATCCCTTACTTTTCCCTGATGAGCGCAGCAGCATGAAAGCAGGTAAGGCGGCCCTTGAAAGCGTTGGCCTTTCCAAAGGCGATGACATCAAAGACAGCGCAATGTTTGCCAATGTTGTCTCAACGCTCGTCACAACATGGGCCAAGGACAATGGCGTGAAGTTCTCGAAAGAAGAAACTTCCTCCACCATTGAAAAGATCCGTTCGTCTTGTGATAACGGAGCCAAAGGTGCCCTTGAAGCTGTGATGGAAATCGTGGCGTCAAAAAAGTAGACGTGGCCGCTGCAGTGCTCGCAATGAAATTTGCGGGCACTGTTGTTGAATACGACGGAAGTATTTAACACGGCCATGGCCTGTCTTGATCTTTGCTTAGAGTCCCTCATGCCTTCCTTTGAACATTACGAACCAAATCGCATTGCATTAAATGGCAAGCGTCATTACCAGTGCAATGGATTTCCAAATGTACCGGAAGGCATGCTTCTTCCTTCCGTAACAACAGTATTGTCTTCCATGGCGCCAGTGTCAAAGATTATGGCGTTAATGAATTGGCGAAAACGAGTGGGGCCTGATGAGGCTAATCGCCGCACAAAACTTGCTGCGAATCGTGGCACTTGGCTTCATACAGTCATTGAAGATTGGTTCAATGGAGAAGACATTGAACATCATCTCGATAGTGCTCCTGATTGGCGGCCTTATTACGACGCTGCCCTGCCCTTTCTTGACACCATTGAATCGCCAGTGCTAGTTGAAAGCGCTGTTGCATGGTGGCAGGAAGAAGAAGCTATTGGCTATTCAGGCACGTTAGATATGTTGGCTCAAATGAGCAATGGAACAGTCGCGTTGGTGGATTGGAAAACAAGCTTCAAAGTGAAGCCTGATTATCAACTGGCAGATTACAAGCGTCAACTTGGAGCTTATTCAATGGCAGCGCAACAAATGTTTGACATTCCCATTGAAGAAGCTTGGTGCGTCATTGCTTGCTACGACCCAGAACAAGATGAAAGCGAGCCGGACCTTCAACTTGTCCATCTCGACGCCTTTGAATTGTTCAGCCAACAAGGCATCATGATCGACACTGTGAAGAGATATTTCACAGAACATTATCCTGGCGGCAAGGCATTTGCCCTGACCATGGACAGGGGCTGACAACAGCGCTCATAGCTGGTAAGATATGGATGCCCAACAGGGCTCCATTACTCCACAGGAGAAACACCATGGCCAACAGGCCCCCAATCACTGCCGCCATCGACCTCACGCCTGATGTGCTCAATGCCCTCAAGCAAGCAGGCCCCAATGATCGCGGTAACTACAGTCTCGACATGGCTGTGTGGCCCAACACTAAGCGTTCCTCTGATCGCGCTCCTCAGTTCACTGGTAGCGTGAAAGTCAAGGGTGCTGATCGTGAAGCACCGAAAGGCTATGCTTCCGTTTGGCAGAACGACCAAGAAGACGTTTTCTGATCAGGAGAGGGGCCGCAAGGCCCCTTTAAAACTATGGAATTTCTTGACTATCAAACTGAATCACGCCGCACTGCCATCTACCCCGATGTAGGCAAGAACATGACCTATCCTGTGCTTGGCCTTTGTGGTGAAGCAGGGGAAGTGGCAGAGAAAGTGAAGAAAGTGATGCGCGATAAAGGCGGTTACTTTGATCACGAAAGCCGAGCGGCAATCAAAAAAGAGCTTGGTGACGTGCTGTGGTACGTTGCCCAAATTGCATCAGAACTCAACTTCGATATGAACGAAGTTGCTCAGTCCAATATTGATAAGCTTTATGATCGCATGAAGCGCGGCAAGATTAAGGGCGATGGAGATAACCGTTAGGATAGTGCTAATTGCATTATCCTTGTGAGTGCTCTAGAAGATCAGTTTCTTAAGCTTTGGAAATCAAAGTATCGTTCTATTCCACTGGAACGCGAATACAGCGACATTGAAGCTTGGGAAACTGACTATCTAGAACGCAAAAAAGAAAAGCCTCGTTCACGTCGTTATCGTTTAGATTTTGCTCACCCCGAAACTCGCACTGGCATTGAAATTCAAGGCGCTGTTTATTCAGGTGGTCGCCATGTTCGCGGTAGTGGCTACGAGCGTGATTGTCGTAAATACAATATTGCCTACACCAGCGGTTGGACGATTTTCCTCCTCACTTCTACCATGGCCAAAGACGCCACTTGGCACGCGATGATTGCTTCCCATATTGCTGCTCGATCAACTCAGCAGACTCCGCAATGATAGCTTCTGCGGCTTGAAGATCATTGTCACGTTGCGCTAACGCTTGACGCAGTTGAATGTTTTCCAGGATCAATGCTTGGCTAGCAGTTTGAATGCCGCTCCAGCCAATCAGAAGATTCGTGGCAACTTCCTTGAGGCTTTTAATATTGTCGCATTCCTCAATTGCTTTTTTGTGAACTGTCAACGCAAACTGGCGTTCAGTTGAATGTTCAAACGGTCCCATAGTAGCAACAACACTCTTTCCATTGTAATCCCTAAGTTCAACTGGAAGCACAAATTGCATAATTTTTGTGTCGTGTTTTCCCCCATAGTAGGAACTATTGCGAGAAAACCATGGAAGGGAAGCCGAAAAGGCTTGTTACGGCTAGCCGTATACTGTATGATGAGACAGCGATTCTTTTTCCATGGCGTTTTTTGTTGATCCATTGGGCGATGGTCAAAGCAAGCTTTCGTTAATTGATTCAATGGGAAACAGTCTTTCAGTTGTTAATGACGCGAGGCAATCATTCGATGCAAACAGTGAAAGCTTTTCAGATCGTGATAGTAAGCTTCTTAACTACCTGGCTAAGCATAAGCACACTTCTCCTTTTCGGGGCGTGGTCTTCAAGTGGCATGTGAAGGCTCCGTTATTCGTGGCAAGGCAATGGTGGAAGCATGTTGTGGCTTCATCGTATGTTGATGAGCAACTGGGCTGGAACGAGAAGAGTTTCAGGTATTGCTCTGCCGAGGAAGTTGAGTTTTACATGCCTGGCCAGTTCTTCCAGCAATCGGAGAACAATCGCCAAGCATCTGGAGGGCCTGTAGGAACACGCACGCAACAACTGGCCGCCAACGTCTATCTCGACACCATTGACACGGCTCGCAATGCCTACAGGGAGCTTCTGGCAATGGGAGCCAGCAAAGAACAGGCGCGTGGTATTTTGCCAACATGCATGTATGTTAGTTTTGTTTGGACTTGCAGTCTCCAATCGTTACTTCATTTCATCTCCCTGCGGCGCGGAGAAGGCGCTCAGAGCGAGATCAGGGCTTATGCTGATGCCTTGCTTCAACTGGGCCGTCCCGTCGCTCCTGAAGCCTTTCAGGCTTTTGAAAACAACAACTACGACTTCTAACCATGGATTCCGTCAACCATCCCTCTCACTACCAAGGCTCCAACGGCATTGAAACTATTGAATGCATTGAAGCCGCAATGAGTAAAGAAGCCTTTAAGGGCTACATTCAAGGCAATGTCATCAAATACGTTATGCGATATGAACGCAAAAATGGCGCTGAAGATCTCTATAAAGCACAATGGTATCTTAATCGCTTGATTGACATTGTTGAAACCACTGAAGACAATGGGGAATGTAAGGACGGATTTTGTCCAATGCCTAACGTGAGGCACGGCGCTCCCACGACCATGTTTGCACCAGTCAATTAAGCCATTTGCGGCAAAGGCGGCCAACGCATGGCCGCCCCTGTAACATCACGATCATAAATTGGTGCCGCTCGCTGCAGCGCTTCCATCCATTCCTCCCACGATGAAATTTCAGTGTGGGCACTTACAAAACTATTGGCATAAACCCAAGACAGAAAGATTTCTTCGCGTTCAGCAGTCCAAAATTGCTGAGGACGCCACCATTCAAAAACAGGCTGACTTGACTTGGCGCCATTACATTTTTGACAAGCAGGAACAAGGTTCCATCGCGCATAATGTGGTCCGCTCCTGCTTTTGGGAACAACATGATCAAGCGTTAGTTTTTCGTGCCATTTCCCGCAATAAGCGCATGCTGGTTGCCCTAAAGGACCACGCAATGGATATTCGCTGAAGATTGCTTTTCTAAAACAACGTTTGGCTTCACCGGGACGCAAT